GCTTGTGAAATTGCAGCCGAGTTTCGCGTAGAGCCCCCACCGCAAGTGCAACGCATTGCAATGACATCTAAGCGCAATCTGAAGCGCATCAATAACCCTGATGATGTTATGTCTATCCCATACGCAATTGTCGGAACTCGTCAAAGGTTTAACGTGTTTGCAGGGAACTACTAATGAAATCGCCAATTCTAGGGCAAAGCTACGTTGCAAGAAGCGTAAACGCTTCCGCAAATCGTATGATAAATTTGTTCCCGGAAGCTACACTTCAGTCTGGTCAGACCGCTGGGTTTCTTAACCGCGCTCCAGGTTTGCGTTTGCTTAACTCTATCGGCAGCGGGCCTATCCGTGGGTTGTGGTCACCGCAGCTTACAGGACAAAATGCCTACGTTGTGTCAGGGTTCGGGTTTTATAAAATTGACACTGATTATGTAGCTACGTTTTTGGGTAACGTATTTGGCTCTGGCCCTGTGTCTATAACAGATAACGGAACGCAAATTTTTATTGCGGCTAACCCAGACGGTTATATCTACAACATGACTACCAACGTATTCGCGCAAATCACAGATCCTGATTTTGCCGGCGCGTCTACGGTAGGTTTTCTTGATGGGTATTTTGTATTTACCCAGCCTAACAGCCAAGTATTTTGGGTGACAAACCTTTTGGACGGCTCGTCTGTAGAACCGTTAAATTTTGCTAGTGCTGAAGGCTCGCCTGACGATTTGGTCGGGCTAATTGTTGACCACCGCGAAGTGTGGTTGTTTGGAACTAGTTCTGTCGAGGTCTGGTATAATGCAGGCACGGTAGGGTTTCCGCTTGAACGTATTCAAGGCGCGTTTAACGAAATTGGATGCGCTGCGGCGTATTCTATCGCCAAACTTGACAACGGATTGTTTTGGCTCGGATCTGATGCGCGAGGGCAAGGCATTGTTTATCGCGCTAACGGCTACACTGGAACCCGTATATCAACGCACGCGGTCGAATGGCAAATTCAACAGTACGGCAACATATCGGACGCCATTGGCTACACATACCAACAAGACGGACATTCGTTTTACGTCTTAATTTTCCCGTCAGCTAACGCTACTTGGGTGTACGACGTAGCGACTGATAACTGGCACGAACGGGCGTCTTTCAGCAACGGCGAGTTTAAGCGCCATCGGTCTAATTGCCAAATGTTTTTCAATAACGAAATTATCGTAGGCGACTACAACGACAGCCGCATATATGCGTTTGATCTGGATAAATATTCAGATGATACCGCTGTGCAAAAATGGCTTCGTTCTTGGCGGGCGCTTCCTACTGATACAAACAATTTAACCCGCACAGCGCAGCACACACTTCAGCTTATTTGTGATTCCGGTGTCGGGCTTAATGATGGGCAGGGAAGTGACCCGCAAGTAATGCTTCGATGGTCGGATGATGGCGGGCATACCTGGTCTAACGAGCATTGGACATCTATGGGTAAGATAGGCGTATACGGCGCCCGCGCTATCTGGCGGCGGTTGGGCATGACCACCAAGTTGCGCGACCGCGTGTATGAAGTGTCGGGAACAGACCCTGTTAAAATTGCTATACTAGGCGCAGAACTTAACCTGAGTGGAACCAGTGCCTAATCCAAATCAAATCCCTTCCTCACGCACAACATTTCTTGACCCTGTAACGGGGTTAATCTCTAGGGTATGGTTTCGGTTTTTTGAAAATATCAACACTATCATAAGTGGCGTGTACACTCCGACGCTCACCAATACCACTAACATTACCGCAAGCACGCCTTTTGAATGCCAATATCTGCAAGTGTATGATGTTGTAACGGTGAGCGGGCGGGTTACCATACAAGCCACTGCTATTGGCGCGTGTAACTTGAAAATGACACTTCCTGTCGCAAGCACGTTTACGGCGGTGGGCCAAGCAGGCGGTACTCTTGCTACAACAACTTCTGGCGGCACGGCGCAAGGCGGTATTATAGCTGACATAATTGGAGACAAGTTTGAATTCCGTTTTACGGCTACAAACACTGTCAGTACGGACTACACGTTTACGACTACCTATCGGATTGTCTAAACCTAAAAATAGATGTAAGGTGCAACCATGTCAGTTCTTTTATCACCTCTAGCAGGCGCTGCTTGGCAGTTCTTCGACAACAACGGCGCGCCGTTGGCGGGAGGACTGCTGTACACCTATACCGCCGGGACTACTACACCTCTTGCGTCTTACACAAGTTCTTCAGGTGCAACCGCGCACTCTAACCCGATTGTTTTGGACGCCGCAGGGCGTGTTCCGTATGAAGTCTGGCTAGACTCGCTCTCGGTGTATAAGTTTGTTTTGGAAACTTCGGCTGCGGTTCAAATAGGAGCGTGGGATAACATAAGCCCATCTTCGGGCGGCGGCGGCGGTGGCGGCGCTACTGGCGGCGGTGATGATAAGGTTTTTTATCTAAACGATCAAATAGTTACTGTTGACTACACTATCCCTGAAGATAATAACGCCGGTACATTTGGCCCGCTTACTATTGCGCCTAACATAACTGTTAATGTTTCTACAAACAGCACCTGGAGTATTGTCTAATGGGCGCGCTTCAACTTCAAGGTTCAACTTCCGGTTCTGTGACGCTTATTGTTCCCGCTGTAGCGGGAAGCAGCGTTATTACAATCCCTGCAATAACTGACACGCTTGTAGGTCTAGCTGCCACCCAAACGCTTACCAATAAGACTCTTCAAGGCGGAGCTATTACATCTGCTACGGCACAAGCGTCTACGTCTGGAACCAGCATCGACTTCACGGGCATACCGTCGTGGGTAAAACGTATTACGGTAATGGTTCAGGGGCTATCTTTTGCGGGGGCTTCAGGTGCGGGTAGAGTTCAGATAGGTACTGGCGGCGTTTTAGCTACTACAGGCTATACCTCTGATAACATAAGTGTTACCGGATCTAACGCTTGCAGTGTTGGCGGCTATACAAACGGTCTTGCGGTCTTCAATAGTAACCTAGCGGCAGATACGTTGTGGGGGGTCACAACTATTACAAACGTGAGTGGGAATACATGGATAGCAACTTTTAATTCAAACCGTAGTGACAATGCGTCGGCTCGTACAGGTTCAGGCTTTATTACGCTGGGCGGTGCATTGGACATTGTAAGCGTAGTTGCTACAACCGGTTCCTTTGACGCGGGCACTATTAACATTATGTACGAGTGAGGTAGTTCAATGACCGTAACTATTAATGGCGCTACAGGCATCGCCGGTGTTAATGGAACTGCTACACTTCCGGCAGTGCAGGGTAGCGATACCAACACGGGCGTGTTTTACCCCGTCGTTGATACGGTAGCTATCTCAACGGGTGGTGTTGAGGCTATGCGGATTGACTCGTCTGGCATTGTTACCGGAACAGTTGGTAATTTAATGCTTATTAGCGGCACAGCACAGGCACAACCTGCATCACCTGCGGTTGCAAGTGTTGATTTTACTGACATTCCGTCTTGGGCAAAGCGTGTTACGGTAATGTTAAACAATGTAAGCACAAACGGCGTATCTCCACCCTTAATTCAAATTGGTTCTGGTAGTGTTACATCAAGCGGGTATTTAGGTGTTGCTGTCTCAATGGCTACTGCTGCGGGTATTACCGGGTCAAATGCTACAACAGGATTTCAAATTTCATCCATACTTGCGGCAAATGTTATTCATGGAATTATGACAATAAACCTTGTTGATAGCGCAACATTCAATTACACCGCGTCATTTTCTGGTGGATGCACAAGCCCTGTAAATGCTTTAGTTTCTAGTGGCTCTGTAACTTTGACCGGACTTTTAGATAGAGTACGGATAACTACAGTTGGCGGCGCAAACACATTTGACGCTGGAACTATCAACATCATGTACGAGTGAGGAATCCATGACAGTAACCATAAACGGAACCACAGGTATAGCGGGTGTTGATGGCTCTGCTGCTACTCCAGCAGTGCAGGGTGTTGATACCAACACGGGTGTGTTCTACGGCACAGATATCGTAGCTGTCTCGACGGGTGGCACTGAGAGGATGCGTATCAACGCTTCAGGTCAGGCAGAGTTCACGGCAGGAACTGCGGCTCTTCCGGCACTTACTACTACAGGCAACACCAATACGGGTATCTTTTTTCCTGCCGCAGATACCATTGCCTTTGCTGAGGGCGGTGCGGAGT